CCGCAGATGGTCAGGATAAACAAAAACATGTCCGCTCAATTTCTTTACTTGTTGCTCTTTTCATTTCTCTGCTTGTGGCATACAAATTTAACAGCCTCAAACTTGCTTCCTTTGCGGCAGCGATTTGGTTCGTTTCCGACTATTTCTCCGACTGTACTGACTCTCTGACAAAGGGTCTTTTCACGAGGATCATGAAGTATTTCGGCGATGAAGAGTTCAAACCGCAAGGCGGCGACCTTCCCGAAGTGCTTGACTCAATTCTCAAGTTACTCCTTGGTGTTCTTGCTATGAAGAATGCTGTATCCTGGGATTTTTACAATTCCGCAGCTATCACCAAGATGGTCACATCCATTGCCTCTATTGGCAAGGCCAAGGAAGGACTCTCTGAGGTTCTTACATGGGCTTACGAGTCCATCACGATCATCGTCAACTTTGTCCGCACAGAATTCTTAGGAATGGACAAATTAGACTGGCTCAAAACCAACATCCCAGATGTAGATAGATGGTGCAATGAGGTTGAAGCTTTGGCTCAGCATGCATTTGCTGGTACTTTGCCTCTCAATCTTGACGGCGCCACTAGAGTGAGCCACCTCCACATTACAGGTTTGAAGTTTCAGCGCATTTACAACGCGCGTGAGTTCGCACGTATCCGATCTGCAGTCGAAGGCCATATGAAAGTGATTCAGAAGCTCTTGATCACTTATCAGAATGCCAATCTTTTTGCAAACAGCGTGCGGACGGAACCTCTCATTATCTTGTTCCGTGGTGCTCCTGGTGTTGGAAAAACCTATGCTACTCAAATGCTTGCAACCCAAGTAATGGCACGGTACTTCCAGAAACACAACCAGCCTTCCCTCATTGCTCTTCAGAACAATCACTCACAATTCTTTTACCCAAGAAATGCGGAGCAGCAATATTGGGACGGCTATGCCGGCCAATTTACCACGATGTTTGACGACTTCGGTCAAGCGAAATCTGTGGCTGGCAACCCTGACGATGAGTACATGAACTTGATTCGTTGTGCAGGAATTTTCGGTTATCCTCTCCATGTGGCAAACTTGGAGGAGAAAGGCCGGATGCACTTCACTTCGAAGATGGTCATTGCCACAACTAACCTGGAACACTTCAAACCAGCCTCCCTTATGTGTCCTGAAGCTCTTGAGCGTCGTTTCGACTTCGTTCTTGAATTTTATCCAAAAGAGGAGTTTTCTATTCCAGGCGCAGCCAGTGGCGTTGAAAATCGTCGACTGAATCGAGCCATGCTTGGCAATAACTTCCGTTGTGATATTTACGAGATCTCTAGGCACGTCTTTGTAGCTCCTGGTAAAACAGAAAGGCGCGAGACTATGACCTGGGAGGAACTTGTTGACGCTTGCGTTGCACGTTTGGAAAACAACGTGACAAAGGCTGAAACCTACCTCGAAGAGATCAAGCGTATCGCCACCGCGGAGTATAAACCACAAGGCTTGTTCAAGGAAACTCTCAAAATGACCCACATTCGTACGTGTCCCAAAGATGATGCTCCCGACGAAGAGGAGACGAAACCCATTCCAATGGGCGAGTTATCCGACTTTGAAACTCCCAGTGTCAAGAAATTGTCACCTAGCTTCTTCGATGTCGACGACAACTTCTTTGAGGCCGAGATTGACATCTCAGAGTACAAGGCCCTCAAGTGTGACATTGTTGACTGGATCCCCATTTACAGAGCGTTCAACTTCAACGAACCTGTAGATCCATTTGACTTTGTTCGCGCTCTTCGTGAGAAGCAGCCCAAGATCTATGACGCAGCTACCTCTGGTACTAAGACCGATTTCACTAACGCAATGGTGAAGTTGTCGAAGTGCCATGAAGGTGATCAGATCCTCAAGCGTGCTCGCTATCTGACCATGAACTTGTCCACCCACGATTTCGATTTGATGCGCACCTGTAAGTCGTTAATTTTCGACTTCAAGGAATGGATCAAGGAAAAGGCTCAGTGGATTCAAAGCAAGTTCCTCCAAGCATACATGTTTGTCACAGTTTGGTGGCAGTACTTAGATATGCAGGTCAAGATAGTCATAGCTATGGTTTCGATCCCAGTGATCGCTACGTGGCTTACAGGACTACTTGGAATGCGTGGTCGTCCAGCCAAATACACCTCCCCTGAAGAGAAGGAAAAACGTCGCAAGGCGCAAGAAGATGCAATCGCTGAAAAGCGAAAGCACTATGAGCGTCTAGCCGCTGAGAACCAGCTCAAGATGGGAAAATTGGCGCAAAAGTACCTGCAGCCTTTCTCAACGGCTCCCATCCCCCTTCCCAAGATTTCTGAAGAGTTCGAATCAGAATACAAGGGTAAGAAGGCCAAGAAACTCGGCAAACGAGCACGTCGTACAGCTAACTTGAAAGGACGGCTTGATGAACGCTATGGCTCATGGGAAGACTTTAGTGCCGAAGGTGTTGTGGATGAGAATGCCATGCAAATCATTGCGCGGCTGATCAAGCGCAATCTTTTTACACTCAGGTCAGACCCAGATGCCCAAGATAAGCCCTATGCCGCGGGCAAGGTGAAGTTTGGACACGTTCTTGCTGTTGGTGGCCACGTTATCATGTTCCCGATGCACTTCATGAAGAGCATCGAACGTCGCTTGGCTGACAAGTCTATTGATGAAGACTATAAATTCCATCTCGTCCCTGCAGGCTCTCCATTGGATGACTTGACGAAGGCGTATGTCGTTACTGCCCGTGAGTTGCTCACGTACAAGACCACAGAGACCACTCGTTCGCAAGACATTGTTGCGGTTGAGCTTCCAAACACTCTGCCAATGTTCCCATCCATCACCAAATATTTTGTTGAACACGACTCTATCTGTAAGATGGAGCTGCAAGACTCACGACGCGTTTGCTTACTCATGCCCAACCTTATGGGAGGACATGTTGAAAAGTGGGCTGATGCTGACTTTGTTGACCACCTCAAAGTTAACGGTGAAGAATCCGAAATAGGACGGTACATCATTGACCGTACCCTGATATATGAGATTCCAACGACCACGGGTGACTGTGGCTCTGTGCTCGTTAATTCAGGTTCACTCCCTAGTTCTGGGAGAATCCTTGGTTTACACGTCGCCGGGAGTCAAATTGGGAACGGTGTCGCATCGGTCATTTCTCGTGAAGATGTCGAGGAGTTGATCTCCTTGTTTTTTCGCGGGCGGGTCGGAGCGATTCCGACCTCAAGCGGACCTCTGGATGGTGAACACTTTGCCCCCCAGGGTGATCAAGTTGCATATCGAGGACCCCAATCAAAACGAAGAGGAGGATGCAGAAGCTATCATCCTCAAGGGGGAGATCCAGAAATCCAAGACACGGAAGACCTTCTGGAGGATCCGGGATTTGCTCCGGCATCCCTCATGGACTTCTCTGACGGAGTTTTTCCCCTTACTGGCACCAATTTCGTGTTTTACGGAGTTTCGCAAAAGGCCATTTTCGGTCCTCCTACTTCACTTCGAAAGTCTGATCTCTTTGGTGCTTGGGGCGTGGCTACTACTGCTCCAGCGGTTCTCAGACCGGTCACTCGTGATGGGGTTCTCATTGATCCTCTTCACAGGGCTGTATCTACTTATGGAGCATTCAAGAGCCCTCACCATCTCGATCTTCTCGCTTTGGCCGTGGATTTTCGCTTTGCTACGCTCCACGACCTCAAGCGGCGCTCTGGACATGTTCCGCGAGTCTTTGACTTTGCAACAGCTGTACTTGGTGTCGTTGGAGACCCCTTTCTCAACGCGATCCCTCGTAACACGAGTGCAGGTTATCCACACTGCCTCAGGCCAGTTCCTGGATATCCGGGTAAATCTTGGTACTTTGGTACTGGAGACGATTACGATCTTACACGACCCGGATGCCTTGCTCTCCAAGCTGATGTCGAGCGGATAGTAGCGGATGCCAAGAGAGGTGTCCGACATCTCCACATCTATGTTGACACTCTCAAAGATGAGCGACGCAAGCTCAAGAAAATCGAAGATGTGAAAACTCGCCTGGTGAGCGCGAGTCCCCTTCCCCTCACCATCGCGATCCGCATGTTCTTCCTTGACTTTATCGCCTTCATGATGCGCCAACGCATCGTGTCCAACTCGGCTATTGGAGTCGATGTCCATAGCGAAGACTGGGATCGCGCTGCTCGGGCCCTGCAGCAAAAGGGCCCACACGTCATCGCTGGCGACTACTCAGGCTTTGACACGTGCCACAGCACCCCTGATATCAAGGCGTTTATTCGCAATGTAAACAGGTGGTACGATGATGAGTTCTCTCTGGTTCGTGAAACACTTGGCGCTGAAATGTGGAACTCCATCCATATCATGCGCGATGTGGTTTACGGCTGGAATGGCCCTGAACCATCCGGCACACCTCCCACGACCTGCATGAATGGTGAGATCAACATGTACAAGATCATTCAAGCGTATATGTTGTGCCATCCACTTAAGGAAGCTGGTCTTCCTGAGTTCTCCAAACATGTATATTGTCTAGTCTATGGAGACGACAATGTCATTAACATTTCTCCTGAAGCAATACAGTACTTCAACCAGCAAACCATCACGACTGCGATGAAGGAGCTGGGGTACAAATATACTCTCGAGACAAAGGATGACAGGGACATTCCGGTGTCTCGGGACCTTTCAGAAGTCGAGTTCCTTAAAAGAGAATTTAGATGGGATGCCTACCAGCACCGCTATCTGGCTCCACTTGACCTATCTGTAATCTTGGAGATGCCTTACTGGTATCACGACACGATCAATCCACGATCTATCATGATCGAAAATGTCGAAACAGCTCTCAAAGAGCTGTCGTTCCATGAGCAGTCTACTTTCGATGAGTGGGCCCCGCGCATTGCCGCTGCCTCGTCGAAGCTTATTGAACACATGCCTCCGATAATGTCGTATCGCACGCTTCAGCGCGTGCATATGGCTGAGCCGGAGACATTTTGAAGCTTGCCCAAGACCTCACACCTCGATCCTGGCTGTTGTTGCAAAACCTGAGATATAAAGCAACAGCCATTGCGTCGTGTGAGAAGGTCCTTAGCTATTTAGCTTTACTGTTCAAGGTGGGACGGGTAACCCCCAATACCTAGAGCACTCAGGTACGACGTCTGGATTGAGTCATCCTTTCGTTTAAACACCGACTTGCTTCATCATCATCTTCCATGACAGGCTCGCAACCTAACCTAAACACTGCGACCCAACAAAACATCACCTTCCATGCTGACGAGAAAGTCATCGTGAAACACTTCCCTAGCCCCCGGGATCTTCCGGTTGGTTTAAGGCGTGACCTTCACGAAAATCGGGTTCATTCTCTGATTGACTATCTCCAACGCCCTATCCGCGTTACTGACGGATCTTGGTCCACAAGTCAGGCCGCAAACACTGAACTCTTCTCCTTTTCCCTACCAGAAGATACTATCTCTACATCCGACATGTTTGCGAA